ATTCAATAGTTGTTTTTTACGATAAGCACTCAATTTATGTTAAGAGTCGAATGGGAATCTTAGTTTTTCATCGCTGGTTTGCACCGAAAGGGTATTACGCTAAAAACTTCAAACCATTCTCTGAAATAGCTAAGCGTAAGAAACACTTAACGATTAAACGCTTATTAGATGCTGGGTTAAAATATGGCGTAAGCTACGCTATGGGAACTAAAATACCAAAGCCAAAATCTGATAATCAAGAAATAAATTTTATTTCAGAGAAAGGGACTTGGACAAGAAGACTTACAATGGACTATTATTCAGAAAAGGAAAAGCAAGATATACTTAGGAAGATTGATTATGGCGACTAAAAGAACAAAAGGTAAAGAACGGATTTTTTCACCAAAGCAGATTAAATTTGGTATGTATTATTATTTACCGGATTCTCCAACTTTTGGCAATGCATTACAAAGCGCAATTCGTGCTGGTTTCTCTGAAAAATATGCTAAAAATATTACAGTCAAGAATCTGGAATGGCTAGAAGATATTGTGGTGGAAATTGGTGGAAAAGGTGTTTCTAAAGATAAGCTCGTTCGTAAAGCTAAAAGAGTATTAGATAAGAGCTTGGATAGTGAAGATGAAAAGATAGCACAAGATACGGCTAAGTTTATTGCAAAGACAACAACAGAGTTTAGCGAAAAGCAAGATATAGTGTCGAACGGCGAAACCCTAACTGTCGCAACATTGGAGTTTGTAAATGGAGATAATCCGAAAGAGAGTTAAAGTTCCGATTGAGTTTAAGCCTCTATTTGAAGAGAATAAATGGCGAAACCTTGTTTTTTACGGTGGGCGATCAAGCGGAAAAAGCCACGATGTCGCACTATCGCAAGTCTTACGCTCAAGGGAAAAGCGTTTGAAGTTTCTAAACTGTCGAGAATTTCAAAACTCAATCAAAGACTCAACACACGCTTTAGTTAAAGCTATTATTTTTGAATATGGATTTGAAACCGAATTTATTATTACTAACGATTCCATTAAGCACAAAAGGACTGAAAGTGAATGGATCTTTAAAGGTTTACACGATAATGTCGAAAGCTTGAAGTCTATACCAAATATCGATGAAGCGTGGGTGGAAGAAGCAAGCACGGTTACAAAAAGGTCTATCACCTTATTAAAAAACACAGTGCGTAAAGATAACTCACGGCTTATTTTTACTTTTAACCGTGACACGGAGCGTGACCCAGTCTATGTTGAGTATGTAATTAAAAAGCCAGAAAAGACTTACGCAATTAAGGTAAACTATGATGTGTTAGAAAAGAACGGGCTTTTTCCGGATGTGATGCGAATTGAGATGGAAAATGACAAGAAAAACAACCCTCAAGAGTTCGCTCATACTTGGCTTGGTGAGCCACTTTCACAGATTGAAAACGCTATTTTAAGTCGTGATAGAGTGCTAAATGCTATGGATCGAGAAATAGAAGATGACGGCGAAGTTCAGATAGGTGTCGATGTGGCACGGCTTGGTGATGATCGCTCGGTTTTATGGAAACGTAAGGGGTTAAAGACAATCGACTTTAAGGTTTATGAAAAGCTCAGAACCAATGAACTTGTGGAAAAGATAGAGCAATTCGCAGAATTAAACAAGGAAACATTAATTAAAATCGATGACACGGGAGTTGGTGGCGGTGTGACTGACCAGCTATTAGCGAAAAACTATAATGTTCAAGGTATCAACTTTGCCCAAAAGGCAGTCAATGAAGACAAATACCCTAATTGGATTTCTGAAGCGTGGTTTCACCTTCAAGAAGTGATAGATGAAATACAACTACCAAATAATACAGATTTACTCCAAGAATTAACGACTAGAACTTGGAGTATGGATAAAAAAGGTAAGCGTGCGGTGGAAAGCAAAGGAGAATACAAGAAGCGGGGGAATCGAAGCCCTGACTTGGCTGATGCGTGCATTTTGTGCTATTATACTCCGCCTAAACCTAAACCTATTGTTTATGCTGGCGTGAGGTAGGTTCTTCTGATATTTTTTTGGTTAAATCCATTATTTTAGTCAAACCACTTACATCGGGCTCTATATATGAAGCTAAATTAAATTTTGATATATCTGAGCGAATGTTTGATACGATAGAGCTGATGTCTAGATGTTTGTTTATGACTATCATAAATTCTTGAATGATCGAATCGAAGTCTGGATTGTGTAAAATATCTATGAGTTCTTTGCATTGTTGTATAAAATCATGTAAAAAAGCTTCATCGACTACTGTATCCTTAACTATCTTATTTTTATCTATACTGCGATGTATTTTTACATATTTGCCATTAATATTATGCGGGAGACTGTGTGCAATAGAGTTACGCATTTTAACTATCTTTTTATATTCTCTCAAAATAATCTCAACTTTATCATGATCGTATCCGCCGCATAAAAATCTCTTCCCCGGCAGAGTCTTCTCAAACTTCTTTATAAACTCATAGTTTCCGTGGGTATATTTTAGGTTCTCTAATATATCATTTTTTATATTAGGGAAGCGATTAAAAGCTTCTATATTACCAGCTATTGGATTGAATGAATTTATTCTGGTTTGAACCTCTAATAAGATTATGCTCATAAGATAGTCGGCTTCTCCTATGAGTCGGTTGAATTCTGGTGTTGGTTTTGGTGTGTCGTTCATATCTATAGTATATCATTAATTTAATTGTTTTACTCGACTATTTGAACTTATAGTTTAAATATGTTTAGAGATTTTTTTAGCCGTTTGGTTGGCGGTAATATGAAAAAGAAGAGCGCCTCGCACTACGCTTTTAATCGGCCAAAATCAATGTTAGGTGCGCATACATTCTATAAAGGGCTATCATACGACAACTCATATCCGTCTATTTCACGAATTGTAAATGAATTTATGACAATTAGACCGTATGCGATAGATAATAACGGTAAAACTATTCAAGATTCGGTGGTAATGAATAAGATATATCATCCAAATCAACAGATGAGTGGTGCAACTTTTCGTGAAGCCTTAGCACTCCTAAGCTTGGTTTTTCCTAAGATTTATATTTTAGTTTGGAGTTATAATGAACACGCTACGCCAACGACTGGACAAAAAATTACTCCTGAAAATTTAGCAGGGTTTACTATTCTTGAGGGAGTTTCTGAATATTATGTTGGAGATGAAAAACGCTATCGAGTTGGCTCTAATGAATATTTTGATTATGAAATTATTGAACTTCGAAGTGGTGTTAATCCATATAGTCTGAGCGGAGGTTATAGCCCGACTGATGCCGCTCGAAAATGGGCATCAATTGATGATTATATCGCAAGTTATCAAGCTGGCTACTTTGAAAATGGCGCCGTGCCGGCTGGACAGTTTATTATTACTGCTGGAAGTGTTGAAGAATATGATAATATTGTCGATAATCTGCAAGCACGACATCGTGGTAGTGGCAGTAATAACAATGTGGTTTACGTTCATCGCCCAATTGAGAGTGCGACAGGTAAGCCAGTTAATGCTCAGATTGAGTGGGTGCCGTTTGCTGAAAGTAATAAGAATCTTGATTTGAAGAGTTTGTTTGATCAAGCTAATAAGAAAATTGACAGTATCTATGGTGTGCCAGCAAGCGTTCGAGGTGTAAATGATAACAACACTTATGCTAGCGTTCGAGTGGATGAGCAGATTTTTATAAAATATACGATTAAGCCTTTCGCAACACGAATTTGGAGTGAATTTACGCATCAACTGAACCGAATTACAGGTGGTCTGGGTTTTGCGATAACTTTCGACCTTGATATTCCTGGTATTGCTGAAGAAGAGAAGATCGAAGCTGAACGCAAAGTAGCTGAATTGGCTTTAATTAAAAGTGGCCTAGAAATGGGCTATTCATTAGATAGTATAGTTGATGCATTTGAACTATCTAATGGCTACAAAACGCTTAAAATGGGTGAAACTACACCAAAAATTGAGAATGACAAGCCCGAAGTTGATGACGGCGGTGAAGTTGAAGAATCGCCAGAAGATTTAAACGCAAAAAGCGTGCATATTTGCAATGAGTGCGGGGATCATCACTGTTTAAAAGCTGATGCAAAAACAAAAAACGAAAAGCAAAAAGATAAAGACCAAAATGCATTAGAAACTATCTTTCGTGATATGACTAATGAGCAAATTGAGCGAGCTATTGATAGTGATTTTGAAGAATTTGACCTTGGAGATAAAGATCGTGAGAAGTTTAAGCAAAGAATAAAGCTGATATTGTTGAGTGTGCTAGTAACTCGTGGCGTGATGGCTTGGAATGATTTTACCTCGATATTAAAACAAAACAATATATCAACTGATGATCTGACCGAATTTAAGCTTTCTGATAAGCTGAAAAAGCATTATGACAAAATGATAACTGATTTTACCAAGAGTTTTAGTGAAGATACGGCGAGATCGATTGCGAATAGAGTTGCTCAAGCTGAGATAGAAGACTGGAACAAAGAACAGCTAGCTCGTAGCTTGCGAGATATAACAAAAACTGAAGAGTGGCGTATCCAGCGAATAGCTCGTACTGAAACACACAGAGCACATGGTTTGGCCGGTATTGAAGCAGGTGTGCAAATCCAAAATGAATCTGGTGTGCAGATTTATAAAGAGTGGGTGGTAGTTAGCGCTAACCCGTGCAAATATTGCCGTGGAATGAATGGCCGGAGAGTTAATATAACTGAAAGTTATGTTAAAAAGGGCGGAATTTTGATTGGTAAATCGAAAATCCGGGTTAACGATTATGCCGATATTGACACGGCCGGTGCTCATCCGAACTGTTCTTGTATGGAGAAGTTTGGGATTGAAGAAGAGAAAGATAAGATTCTTGATTATTCAAAGCTTAACCAAAATGACCCTGAATATATGCATCCACATGAGCAAGATTTCTATGAAAGGCTAGTTAAGAATTTTAATAATGTTGAGAGAGTGCCTAAACATAAAACGGAACCTTCAAATGATTTCACTATCAATGGTGAAGCGTGGGAACTTAAGAGTATTTTAGGTAAGGTTAAGCCTATGACTATTCGAAATGAGATATATCATGCTACAGATAAAGGCAAGCGAAATATTTTCCTTGATGTGTATAATCAAGATATTGATGTGAAGGATGTTATTGAAAAAGCTAAAAAACATATCTCAATAAAAAAGAATAACGATAAAATAGATAGTTTAATCGTTGTAAGCGGTGATAAATTCCACAAAATTAAGTAAAAGTAAAAGAACGGCAGCGATGCCCGAACCAAAATCGGGCGCATTACCGTTCTTTTATACTTCAATAATACTACAAAACAGCTAAAAAGTCAATATTACCTAATTATTTTGTATAGCTCGACTATTTGCTAGTAATATTAATTCGTAATAGTAAATTTAAAGAGGAAATATGGCAGAAAAAGTTAAGAAAACAGCACTGGAGCTGAAAACTGAAATTTCGAAGTCCGTGGGAGAAAATGAGGAGCGAAAAATTAGGTTTGTAGCATCGAGTGTGAACGAAGATCGCCATTACGAGAAAGTGGATGTTGCGAGCCTTCGCCTACCTTTAAAGCAAGGTGGCGAGATCCGAGCTGGAGCAATTCCAACAGAAGGAGTGAATGATTTGGTGGATATTCCATTAATCCTAAACCATTCTGGTGATGTTCGGGATACAATCGGTTCAGTGCGCAGTGCTTTCTATGAAAACGGTGAGCTGATTTTTGAAGCAGGTATCTCGAAACGAGAAATAGCGCAAGAAATGCTACTACTTCTTGAAGAAGGACACCTCTCAAATGCGTTCTCGATTACAATGTCAGATTTTGACTACAATTTTGAAAGCGAAACAATTAGTAACGCTGAGATTATTGAGGTGAGCTTGGTCTTCCGCGGAGCTAACAGAGAAGCAAGGCTTTTGGCCGTAAAATCTCTGAAAGGTGATGAAATGAGCCAAGAAAAAGAAACTCCAGAAGTTTTGAAAAAAGAGGCGACAACTACAGTTTATCCTGAGGTTGTAGCAGACGATGAACCTGAGGTTGAGCAGGCTGAAAATTCAACCGAAAATAATAATTATAACGAAGAGAAAGAGGAAGAAATGGATAAAGAATTAGCAAAAGATGCTATTTCAAAAGCAGCACCAAGCCAAACTATGAAGTCTTCAAGTAATTACCTTGAAACTCGTGAGGCGATGAATGATTATGCGAAAATTCTTGAGAAATTCGCTGGTGCTAATGCTAATGAAATTAAAAAAGCTTGGACTGATCATGTAGCACAAAAAGGTATTAGTAATGTTGAATCTCTACTGCCAGGAGCAATGGTTTCAGCAATTAGTGATGGAATTGAGAAATCTGGAACTATCTGGAATATTCTTAATAAAACTGGTTTAACTGTTCGCCGAATTGATGCAGAAACAGCCGGTGCGCGAGCGCAAGGACATAAGCGCGGTACAGCTAAAAAAGAAACAACGCTAACATTTACTGATCGTGTAATTCGTGCTGGATTCATCTATGATTATCTAAAACTTAATAAGGAAGATATTGTAGAAAACCGCGATACTGGTGCTTTGGTAAAATTTGTGCTTGAAACTTTGCCAAAACGAATTATTACTGAAATTGAACGAGCAGTAGTGATTGGTGATGGTCGAAGTGGTGATGGTGATGATAAAATTAATAGCTTTGTTTCAATCTTAGATGACGCTAAGAATAATGTTTTTGCTACTGAATATACTCCAACAACAGGCGAGCCACTTTATAAATCAATCGTTAAAGCGGCTGCAAATATCGTGGCAGAAGGTGATGTATACCTTGTAATGAGTAAATCTGCAAAGGCTGACTTAAAGCTTTCTGAAACTAAGAGCGGTGCGCTAGTATTCCCACTTGGTGGTGATATTGCTGGAACTTTGGAAGTTAAAGAAATCTTTACTCCAAGCTGGTTTGCGCCAGAAGGTGTTCAGGCTGTAATGTTTGTTGGTGATGCTTATGAAACAGTTGGTGATAATTCAATTGAAGCTTACACAAACTTCTCATTGAGCCAGAACAAGCAAGAATACCTACAAGAAATTTATGCTGGCGGTGCTTTGACTAAAGTTAAATCTGGTGTAGTTATCAAGAATGCGGCTTAATTGAAAGGAGAGGGCTAAGATGAAACAACCGATTTCAAAAGATGAGATTGCGGCGTTAATCGGGCGCCCTCTCTCTTCATATGAAGAACAGAACTTTACAATTTTAAGTGAGTTAACTTCGGAGCGCTTGAATAAACTGCTGAATGGTGGGTTTGATTCTGCGACTGATTGGACATCGGGGCTGAAGATATTATATGCGCGATTGTTTAATATCAGTGAGTTGGAACGAAACCACGATGCGGGTATTTCGAGTAAGTCTGTTGATGGTTATAGTGTTAGTTTTAAAGAGAATATCAACTATTTCGCTCGATTTTGTGAAGAAAATGCGGATTTAATTGCTCGATACAGACTTAGTGGTGGCGGGATTCGGCACGGAAAGACTATTTATGAGGATATTCGACACTTTTTCTGAAACGGAATATTCATTTTTGCGAGTTAATCGCGGGAATGTTTACGGTAATACTATTGAAGAAGAGCTGACGAATCGAAGAGGTGTGTTCCGTGAAAAATCTGGAATGAAACGAGGCTCGAATGGTGAAGAATTTGCGGAAAATTCAACATTGTTTGTGAAACCTGAAGATATTCCAGTAGATG